TTCGAAGTGGAAGCGTGTGGTTTTGCAATGATCCTGATGAAGACGAAAGTTCTCAAGCAGTTGCTGGATACATCCGGGCATATTTTCTTCCCGGTAAAGACTCCGAATCTTGCGCTTGGCGAAGATTTGTCATTTTGCATTCGTGCAAGAAGACAGGGGTTCAGAATATGGTGTGATCCGAAACCGAAAATCGGACACATCGGCAAGATGTTTGTTGACGCAAATTCCTATTGGACGATGAAGGAGATGACGAAATGAAGTTCTCGGTCATAATTCCTTGTTTCCATTCCGAAGAGTTTGTGGGAAGAGCAATAGAAAGCGTTAAGGCACAGTTGTTCCAAGATTATGAGTTGCTGATCGTGTGCGAGAGCGAGGATCCGGCATCAATAGAAGCTGTAAGAAAATGCGGTGTTGAGCCAATAATCGGAGTGTTCCATTCCGCAGGTGCATCGCGCAATGCGGGGCTTGATCGCGCAAGCGGGGATTATATTTTATTTCTCGATAGTGACGATTGGTTCATGGGGCCTGATTGTTTTACGGTCCTCGATCAGTTCACAAGGCTGAGGCCGGATATTCTTACGTGTGGTTTCATTTTTGGTGAGCATGGCTATACCAGCGCACTCGGAAACCGTGGGAGCATGTATCCGAATGTATGGTCAAGAGCGTGGAGACGCGCTTATTTGGAAAAGTATCACATCAGATTCCCTGAGAAATCGTGGGCGGAAGATGTGGAGTTTACTCAGGAAGCGTTCGCGCATCAGCCGGAGCACAGGATCACGGATCTTCCATTTGTTCATTATACCTATCCGCGCTGCGGATCTTTGACGGCAGAAAAGGAGTCAGACAATGGCTGAAGAAAACAAACTGCTTGATGCAGTAAAACAATCAATGAGAGTAACGCATTCTCAGCTCGACACAGACTTTGAAGCGAAAATCAATGCTGCATTGGCAGAGATGAAGCGCGTTGGAATTGATGTTCCGGCTGAAGTCGATGTTGATACGGACTTCCTGATCGTTACCGGGTGCGAGTTGTATGTTAAATGGATGGACAATTATGAGGATCGCGGAGATATTTATCAAAAGTCATTCGAACAGTTAAGAGACGCGATTTCTATGAGTTCTGGATATAAGGCGGCGGACGATGTTTAATGATGTAGCGATTTTAACTGAAAAGATATATAGCACCACAACAACGGACGAATACGGCGATCCTATTGTGACAGAGAGCACTTCACAGGTGTTTGTGGAGCCAAAATCTGTCAAGTATACCGAGTTTTATGCGGCTCAGACAGCCGGGTTCGATCCGCAGATCGTTTTCATGTTGTCGGACTATCTTGATTATCATGGCGAGTCTTTTGTGGAGTATCAGGATGTTATGTACAAGGTCATTCGGACATACCGCAAAGGACAGATGCTGGATATTGTTTGTGCGCACGAGGATTGATTATGGGCAGAGCTACGTTTGAATACGGTGCGCTTAATGATCTTGCAGCGGAATTTGTCCAGATGGATGAAGCGCTGAAAGACGAGATCAAAGGTACAGCCAGAGAGATTGGTAATGATTTAAAGGCAAATGCCGTAAGCGCTCTTAATTCGCATAGAACAAAAGAGCCGAAACACGGCACATATTTTGCTGATGATGTCAAAATGAGCACATCCGTGAACGATAAACGTGCATCTATTAAGGTGAATGGCGGCAAAACAACAGGAAAATTATGGTGGGCTGTTGATAACGGCCATGTCGCGCAGAACGGTAGGTTCGTTCAGGGAATCCATTTTACTGATGAAGCGTATAGCAGAACAAACGTGGAGAGGCCCGTTGATGATTTGATCCAGAGGGTAATAGGCGATGGATAAACTGACAATACTGAAAAACTTAATCAAAACAATCGTAACAACAGAGCTCAATCCGAATGACAAAGTTGTTGCTGATAGTTTCACAATCAATCCGGTCATACTGATGGTCGGTCTGAAGGGAGACGGAAGTGTTCAGGAATCCGTTCAGAGATACGAGCTAGACTTCTTTTTCAAGGAAAAAGGCAAAGTAATGGCGAAAGCTATTGCCCTTCAGGACGCATTACAGAATTATGTGATCGGAGATTTATATCTCACATGGGAAGAAAACGTGCTGTTATGGCGCGGTACATTCTCGATTGAAATCATTTAACTAGGAGGAAACAAATGGGAACAAGTGCAAAATCTAACAGAATCAATGTTAAAAACCTTGTATACTGCAAGCTCACCACGGATACGAAGACCGGGGTTGAGTATGGCGATGTTAAGTCTCTCGCAAAGGCTATGACAATTCAGGTTACGCCGTCTCAGGCAACAGGCGTGCTTTACGGTGATGGCGCGCAGGAAGAGAACCTTGCGAAATTGACAGGTCTTTCCGCAAAATTCGAAGTAAACAAGGTTGCTATCGAAGCAAGGGCAGAGATTCAGGGCCATGTCTATGAGAATGGCGTTATGATCTACGATAAAGCAGATCAGGCTCCGTATGTTGCGGTAGGCTATCAGATCGAGGGAACAAACGGCTATTCCGAGTATGTATGGCTGTTAAAGGGCCGCGTTCAGGAAGGCAATCAGAATGCAAATCAGGCAACGGATAACATCAACTTCTCGACAGACGAGATGACGATCAACTTCGTGCCTCGTGAGTATGATGGCTACATGGAGTTTACAGCCGATTCTTCGAATGGTGATTTTTATTCGGATCAGGCAGCAGCATGGCTGACAACTGCTCCGGTTACATACCCGCACCACTCTGAGACAACCACAACAACCACAACAACGTAATAATGAGCAATGGGCGGCAGAGTGAAATATCTTTGCCGCCATACACGAGGAGATTGCTATGAAAGTATTTAAGGTTAAGCCCGCAGAAGAATTCGCGCTTGAATTCGCAAGCGGGGAAAAAATCAAACTTTGCTTCAACATGAAGGCGCTCTCAGTTCTGGGCGAGCAGATAAACAACAAAAAGATTACTTTTTCCGGGCCGGAATTTTTTGCGGCGATTATATATGCTGGTGCGAAGGCGTGTGATCCGGAATTCACGGAAGAAGAAGCTAATGCTTTATATGTTCGCCTAGAAGAGAGTATGCCGAGCGCTCTTAATGGGATCATTGAGGAGTATTGCTCGGCAGCAGGCGTGAACATTGAAGAAGTTAAAAAAAAAGCAGTAATGGCGATGCTGTAACATCTATTGATGATGTAGTTATCGACATTGACGATATGTTTTTCGCATATTGCATCATATTGAAACGGTCCGCTGATGAATTCTGGAATGCTCGCCCATCTCAGGTGCTGTACTGCATCGACACATATAGAGAGATGGTTGATGTGCAGAATGGAAGACCGTCACAAGGCGGAGATGTTCAAGAAATCACATCCATGCGTGAAATAGCTGGCTGGGGAGATAAAGCGTAATGGCAGGAAGCACAAATAAAAACATAAAAATCAATCTTGATTATAGTGATTTTACGGGCGGCATCAAAGAATGTAATCAGCAGATGGCGCTTTTGACGCAGGCTTGCAAAACGCAACAGGCGCAACTTGGCAACAATGCCAGCGAGTCCGACAAGCTCTCCATCACGCAACAGACATTGACACAGCAGTTGAAATTGCAGACTCAGGTTGTCGAGCAAGCATCTCAGAAACTGCTTGCACTCTGCAATAGTGAGGACGCAACAGCTGAACAGGTCGATAAAGCGCATCTGGCATTCCTGAAACAAGAGGAAAAACTGAATAATCTGAAAAACGAGCTTGACTCTGTGAATTCAAAACTTGCTGAGACTGTAGCAGAGGAAGAAGCAACAGGCGAGGCATCTACTCAGGCGGCTCAAGGCGTTGAGACATTTGCGGCATCATTCTCGTCAACGATTGCGATTGCGACATCTCTTGTTGCTGCTCTTGGACAGGTCAAGGATGCGATCATGGATGTTGCTACGAAGTCAACGGAATGGGCTGATGATCTCGCAACCACATCCGCGCAAATTGGCATCAGCACCACTACGCTTCAGGAGTGGACTTATGCAGCAGATTTCGTCGATGTATCCGTTGAAACGCTTCAGGGATCTTTTGACCGTCTGAAGAAAAACATGGGCGAGGTTGCAAATGGCTCAAATGAAGCGGAGCAGAAGTTTGAGCGCCTTGGCGTAAGTGTTCGTAGTGCGGATGGTCATTTGCGTAGCGCTGAGAGCGTATTCTATGAAGTAGTAGATGCGCTTGGCGGAATACAGAACGAAGCGGAACGCGATGCTGCCGCTATGGAGATTTTTGGCAGATCCGCTACGCAGTTAAACACGCTGATCGAGGCGGGAAGCGGATCATTGAAAGCGTATGGAAATGAGGCGCAAGCGCTTGGCATTATCATGGATTCTCAGACAGTTGCTGCTCTTGCAGATATGCAAGGCAGTTTCGATAGACTTGATGCAACAATGGAAGCGGCTCAAAACAGATTGAGCGCAGCATTTGCTCCTGCCGTTGTGAAAGTGGTTGATGTAATTACGCAGTTAGATCCAGCAGTCCTTGAAGTGGTGGCTGGTATTGGCGCGCTTTTATCTGTGGCATCTTCGCTCGCTCCGGTATTGCAAGCGGTGGCAACGATTACTACATTGTCGACTGCTGCAAAAATGGCAAATACTACGGCAACAGTAGCGGAGACGGGCGCAGAGATCGGCCTCGGCGCGGCAGCAATGGCAACAAACACGGCAATGCTTCCGCAAATTTTGATTGCAACTGCTCTTATGGCGGCTCTCGCTGGACTGATTTATATTATCAAGGAATTGATAGAATTATTTACGCAGGAGGCGGATGCGGCAGACAAGGCTGCTGAAAGCACGCAGCGATTCACAACTGCATCAAAAGGAACATCCGGAGGCTCATCACAAAGCGGACCGGCAGAACACCATGCGCTTGGCGGCTACACCAGAAACAATCAGGTATGGGTTGGCGAACAGGGCGCAGAGCTTGTGGATCTTCCCGTTGGCAGTTATGTGCATAACTCAACAGATTCGCGTAATTACAGCAGAAGCACGAACGTGTTTAATGTGACCATTGATGCGAAAAATGTAAATGATTTCAATAAGGTGGTCAAAGTATTTGATGGTTTATCCCAGAGCATGAACAGAGGGGGATATGTAAATGGCTAGTTACCAAACAGATGTGACATCAAGCGAATCCGGTGCGGATTATTGGCGTTATTATTACCGTTGGGGTGATATTACATCAGATAGAAATCAAGACGCCGTATATAATTTTATGCTTCCTGATCTGACAGGGGCAACTATTACAAGGATCTCCGTGCAGTTTGGTGGCGCGATACTTCAAACATACAATGAAGGCGGATATGGAAACTTTACGTTAAAGCATGGAGGCACCACTCTTGGAACATGGACAGAGAGCGAAGAGACAGGGTTTGTCGTTGGCGATCTATCGATAAGGGGCGGAGGCGGTCAGACTGTTACTTTAGATCTTAAACACTCGAATGTCATCAGGGCACACAGAGATGGCGATGCTTCGACGGGTAAATCAGGTCGAAAACTTGGCCGAGCGGCATGTTTTATCTATTATGACGCCGCATTCGAGATTGACAACGTAGAGCCGTTATCGGGATCCTGCATTCCGAAATGCTTGGCAAATACGTTTTCATGGGAGCAGGTTTCGTTTGAGGGCGTTGCGTCTCAAAAACTGTATTGGAAAAAATCGACAGATGTTTCTTATACAGAGATTTCTCTTGAAGCCTCTGATACATCATACACATTCCCGGCAAATACATTCGATCTAGGAGACATCAGTTGGTATATCGCTGCCGTTGATGAGCAGGGGGCGGAAACAACTTCGGCTGTTGAAACGGTTACAGTCGGCATTACTCCAACAGTTGCAATATCTTATCCTCTCGGCGTAAATGTCAAGATCTCGAATGCCCAGATATTCACATGGGAGATGTCCGAAGAGGTTTCGACAGGACAGTATTCCTATGAGATTCAGTACAAAGAGGCTGAAGACGCGGATTGGACAACCGTAACAGCCACATCAGGGAATCAGTATCACTCATTTGCGGCAAATACGTTCCCGGCGGGCGAATACCAATGGAAACTCAAAGTAACAAACAATGATGGAATTTCCACAAGCTATGTTACGGCAACATTTACTGCAATCGGCACGACTGATGCTCCGGTTATAACAAGCGTAACAAATTCTTCCATACCAACTGTTACATGGACCGTTACGAGCCAAGATACGTTTGAGATGGAGATTTATATTGGCTCTGAAAGAATTTACGCAAGTGGAGTTCAGGTTGGACATAATGTAAGGTCATTCACACCAAACATCATTCTTGAAGACGGTAATTACATCATAAAAATGAGAGCCATGAATGATTACGGATTCTTTACTCCGTGGCTGGATTACTCGTTCGTGTTAAATCCGGAGAAACCTGATCCGCTTACATGCTATGCGTATGCGAATGGCCATCACGGAATCACGGTGGCAAGATCGCTTGAGCTCGATCCGGTTACTCCGTCCACTCCTGAAGAAGAAGGCGTTATCCCGAGCGCTTACTATGTTATCAGACGAAGAAAAGGCGAAACAGAGTGGCAGATCATCGGAAAACTGAGCACAACTGACGAGTCTGTGAAATATGATGATAATACGGTTCTTCCGAATGTTACTTACGAATATGCCATCAGGTACTATTTGTCAGATGATGGCTTTGCAGATTCGAACGTGGTTGCCATTTCCATCGGTTATCCCGGATACATCTTATCGCGCGGATCTGAGTTTGTTCAGTTGTATTTGTCCGAGGATGTGCAGTTCGCGGCAACGCACGCGGCATCAAAGGAGCAATCGTATTCATTTATGATTGGCAGGAAATACCCGGTCAGAGAGTCCTCGGAATGGATATCGCATAATGATTCGTTTTCGTGTTTTGTGGAGTTCGCAGAATTTGAGAAATTGCAGGACTTTTACGAAGGGAACGATGATTTGTGGTTCAAAGGAAAGAATTTCAGTTACCAATGTTCGATTGATTCGCTTTCCATCAAGGAAGCGCTTCTCGGCAAGGGCTACGAGCTGGATATAAGCATTACCAGAACAGATGAACCGGAATTGAGGTTGTTTTAATGAATGCTATTGATTTATCGCAGGATATATATTCACATGATGAAGTCATGCGGATGCTCAAGCGAGACAGAGAAGTTCGTTACGAGTATGTTGTCCGCAACCAATACAATCAAACGATTGGGAGCTTGTCCAATGCGACGGGCTCCATTTCTTTTGATTCGACTCGCGAAATAATGCGGACATGCTCGATTACGGCAAAACGTTCCGAATTACTTCAGATTAGCTCCATAGATTATAGAGTTGTTCCTTATTTCTGTATCTTGGCGCCAAATAAGCATTGGCTCAGATATCCGCTTGGCGTTTTCTTGGTTAATCCATCAGCGGCGCTGAATAACAAATCCGTTTTTGTTACTGTGGACGGATACGATTTGGCGCAGATTGCGCATGATGCAAAGCTGGAAGATGCGGTGTTCTATGCAGAAGGCGCTGTATACACATCTTCGATCTCGAACAGAATCGGAGCGATATACAGCAACTATGATGTAACCGCAGATGCAAATCTAACAAATCCGGCAGATGCAGAATATGAGATCGGCACAGAAGAGTTGGCGGTTATTAACAACATGCTTGATGCAATAAACTACTACCCGCTCTATTTTGACGAAAATGGCGTTGCACATGCAGAGCCATATGTTTTCCCGGAAGAGCGGACAATCGAGCTGGAATACTCTGCTGATAACAAATCCGTGATATTCGATGGTGTTACACAAGCATCAAACCTTTTTGAGATTCCGAATCGGTTCATCCGGTACACGGACGATCCTGATCACGATCCCTTGCGGAGCGCGGTTACTGTTACGGATCCGGCAATTCCTTCAAGCACGGTCAACCGTGGAAGAATTATCACGGACATACGAACGGTCAATGATGTCGCAACGCAGACAACACTCGATAATCTGACTAGGCGAGCGGCAATCACGGCAAGTCAGCACACGGAAACACTCGAGTTTTCAACTGTAAATATGCCGACGCATGGATTCAAGACTTGTCTTCAGTTTAGATGTCCAGACATAGGAATTGATGCAAAATACATCGAGAGCGCGTGGAACATGGATCTTGTTCCCGGCGGAAGAATGACGCATAAGTGCGACAGGGCGGTAACTATATGATCAACAACGCAAACGAATTTGTTAATACTATTCAAGAGGATACGGAGCCTGAATCTGTTTTTCGCATGGCAACGGTTACACAGATTGTAAGCGGAAACGCTTTTATCACGTTTTACGGCGAGGAAACGCAACGCGAGAAAAGTTATTCGCATTTGGCTTCTTACTCGCCAGCGGAAAATGACAAGGTTATTTGCGCAAAGATCAACAATACATACACAATCCTTGGGAGGGTGATTTAATGGCAAATCAATATTACGATGTCAGAGTTGATGTATCAAAGCCGGAAGTGTTTGATTCTGGTCTTCGATTCACTCAGGGAGATAGCGCAGTAATTTATCTTCGAATTGCTGTGATGAACGGCGCAAGCAAGTTTGACGCATCCAACACAACTCCGAGCGTGAATTTCGTGAAGCCTGACGGAACATATGTGACAGGCACACCTGTGTCATCCGGGGATGTTTGGGTGTATCAGTTCCTTGGGAATGAGTTGCAGGCAGCAGGAAGAGTGCTGTGTGACATCAAGTTCACATATTCATCCGGAAGAATATCGTCAGGGAAGTTTTACATCTTTGTTGAAAAAGACACCACAATATCCGGGGCGGCAGCAAGCGGAAGTTATGTTCTTCCAATGGAGCAGGCTCTGGCTGAAATGAACAATTATAAGCAGCAGGGCAAAACGATGGCAGAAGCTGCTGAAAGTTCTGCGATGGACGCCGAGGCATGGGCGGTTGGTAAGAGAGACGGAGCAGATGTTCCTGATACGGATCCAACATATGAAAACAACTCGAAGTATTACGCAGCGCAGGCAAAGATTTCAGAAGAGAGTGCAGCGGCTATTGTTGGAATTGGAATTGCAACAACAACCACGGCTGGTATCGTGAAGCCTGATGGAACAACAATTACTGTTGCTCAGGATGGAACGATTGCTGTTGGCGGAAGCTCAGGCGCAACATGGGGAAACATTACCGGAACATTATCCAATCAGACGGATTTACAGACTGCCCTTAACGCAAAACAGGCAACGCTTACTGAAGGTGATGGCATTGACATTACGAGCAATACCGTAAAGGTCGACACAACGTTTTCGGACGCTTCGTCCAGATCCAACATCGCAAGCGGAGATCTGTTTGGAACGATCCTTGGAAAGATAAAGAAATATTTTTCGGATCTGAAGGATCTCGCATACATCGAAAAAGATGGAACGAGCAGCACCAAGTATCTTCGCGGTGATGGTACATGGCAAACGTTTCCGGCGTCAGGCGATACGGTTTCTGTTGCCGGGCACGGTACGGCGAGCGCAACAGTAACGCATGAACAGCAGATCACGATCAACAGTACTGCTCATGACATTGATGGAACAAAGTACATGGAGCAAACAGCGAACAGCGCAAGCTTCACGTTTACGAATGCAGCAATCACGGCAAATAGCGCGATTGATGTATATACAAACACATGGGGAGACAATCCGACAAACGTTTCGGCGTCTTCCGGGTCCTGCTTAGTAACGTTTGCAGCGGCACAGAGCAGAACAGTCAGAATTTACATCAGATAAAGAGAGGAGAGAACAGAATGGAAACAAAGTATTTCGTGGCAAGAGCGTATAGGTACAAAGCAAGCGGAAGTTGGGAGTATTCCCTTGTTGGAATGTATGGGGATCTGTCTGCTGCAAAACAGGCATTCCATGACAACATGGGTAGAATTATCAAAGATTCAAATGATATTGAAATGTGTATCATTTTCGATTCGTTTGGTAACAGGGTCGATTCTGACTTCAACACAACATATGTTGAGCCGGAACCTGAGCCGAACGAAGAATAAGGGGGTATCCTTATGGCTCTATTCAGATGTGGAGGCGGTTCGAGTGGCGGAATAGAAGTTGTAAGCGACAGCATAACCATAGCAGGCGTAACAACAACAACGAGCCCACTTAGTTTTAAGCCGAATAAAGTTTTCACTTATTGCGATGACGGAACAAACTATCAATCATGCGTAATCGACACAACGAACAACATTAAGATTGTTGGCGGTTATGGCGGTGGTTTTGATATAAACAATAATTCCGACTTCATTACAATAAATGCTGATAACAGCTTAACGTTTAAGAGAATCACAAGCACGCTTAATGGAAAAACGCTTTATTATGTCGCAATAAAGGACAATTAAAGGTATCTGCTATGGCACTACTACTTTTCATTATTATCATGGCTATCATTACAGCTATTTTATTCTGGATACAAGCCGTAATATATGAAAATTGGTACGAAAGAGAGGACAAAGACGATGATTGATTGGAAACGCAAACTTACATCAAGAAAACTGTGGATGAGTGTGGCTTCTTTCATTTCCATGCTCTTAGTGGCTCTGAATTATACGGAGAGTCAGGCTGCGCAGATCGCAGCGCTTATTATGGCGGGGGCAACCGTGATCGGCTATGTGCTGGGCGAAGGGCTCGCTGATTCTGGACACTACGGAGAGGATGCTGGAAAATGACTGAAGCAATTATTGTTGCAATCATAACAGGAGCATTGACGCTGATCGGAACCGTTTCATCAAATCACGCAACGCATTCCAAAACAATGTATCGAATTGACCAGCTTGAGAAGAAGGTTGAAAAACACAACAACCTTGTAGAGCGCATGTATATCGCTGAAGGCGAGATAAAACTTTTGGGAGAGAAACAAAAGGACTTCGATGCGGATCTTGGCGATCTGAGACGGAAGGCGGGTGCGTAATATGGAATATA